TGTAGCTTTTGCATTACCATCTTTGTCATATACAAAAAACTCTATGTTTTCTGTTCCATTTTCTTGAAGCAATCTTGTTTGTTCTGATCTAATAGTTCCCATATTACAAATTTACAATATTTGTTTCACTAACTCATAGTATTTATATGAAGCAAGGTTTGGGTTAATTTCTAAATCTTTTGGTGGTTTTTTGCCTAAAAACATAGCTTTATGAAATTCACCATTTTTGTTATTATTAACACCTGCATTATGAAATATTGCTTTCTTTCCCCAATCATTTACATTATTAGTTGCCCAAGTAAAATCAAGTTCATCTATGATTTGTGTTTTGCGATTTCTTTTCCAAAGATTCCAAAGAACTGCCCACATATCAGCACACCAAATTTGAAGTCCGTGATAACTTTCATTTTCAGCTTTTTTCTTTGCATTTAATTTTATGACTTCTGTAAATAAGTTTTCGCAATCTATTTCAACTTCTTCCCAAAATGTATAGTCAATGTTTTTAAGTAAGTATTGACACCCACCAGAATTGTCTTGATTTTGTTTTACTATTTCTTTATCAATATTTGCTACATCACACATTAAATCAAGCATATCTTCTCCTTTAGATAAAATATAATCGTGTCCTATATAGCTTATAGTATCGCTTAAATAACAAGTTGGATTACAACCACATAAGTATTTATCTAACTCTAATGGTTTTGTAAGTGCAATATCGCAATCGTGATATAAAAATGTTCCTTTGTAAAGTTCTGGATATTTAGCAAAATGTTTTTTTAGAATATGAGGTCTTACACTTGATATATATTTTATAGGATTTCTTGTATCTAAATAAAAGTAAAAATTAACTTTTGGATATTTTTCAAGAAGATAATAAAAAGGCATTTCTTCATCAGCTTTATCAGCAAATACAATATCTATTTGTTCAGCTTCTATGCCATTATTTAAGAAGCTATGAATCATTACATCAACTTGCCAAGAAAAGTAAATTGTAGATGGCTGACAACAAATGTATCTCATATTATGGACAACCTGGACAAGTAGCAGTTGATAATGTTACACCATTCCAAAAGTATAAATCACCTACATAAATATAATTTCCTGCTGGAAGAACAGTAGTACAAGTAGAATTGGTATAAACTACACTTGCAGATGTAATTGAAGTTGAGTTAATATATATGGTAATTGCTTTTGATCCACAACAAGCATTTTCAGCAATCGTAGTAACTGCTGCTTGTATTGCAGTACAAGGTGCTTCAGTAGTTGTTGGTGCTTGTGTTGTTGTTGTAGATATATAATTTTGACAAGCAGTACAATCGCTAAAATCTAAAAATAAATCTACATCACCATTTGTACCTGCACCTCCATCTTGTAGTGAAGCATAACAAATAATACCATCTGAAATAACTGCAGGGAAGCTATTTGTTTGATTTGATACTTCTATAATTGTATCATCAGCACTACAATTAGATTGTAAACTTTGATATATTCTGTAATATATAGTTGGTTCTGGTTCAGGATCTGGTATAACAGGAACTTGTGGTTCATCAGGCTCAATACCTAAACAATCATCACAACTTATAAACCCAGTTTCAAATTTACTTGTAGGGAAACAACCTAAATTAAACTCATCATCACTTTGTGCATTTGAAGTTCTATCTATAAATGACCAACAATCATTATTACTTACTTGTTTTATAAATTGAGGGAAATCATCTACATTGTTTCCAATCACTTCTATTCTATCATCAGCACATTTTAAATATCTTGCTCTAAAATCCATATCAGGACAAGTTTCACTTGGTGTTGGTTTTTGTGTAGTACATAAAGTATTGATTGTAATTGCAGATAAATCATCAGGTGTTGTTATTTCTTCAAGTATTGTAAAACAATCTGATGTTTGAACATTTAAAACTACTCTATCACCAACACTAAAACTTGCATTGAAATCAACTCGTAATTGATCTAATGAATTATCTTTTTGTACTAAAAATCCATCAGGTGTTACAACATCAGTTTCACAAGCAGGACAACTTGCAGTATTTTGAAAAAGTGTTCCATTAAATTCTCTATAATTAACTAAATCTTCTGACAAGAATTGAGCAGGTAATAATTGAGTACAATCACTATCTGAATATACTTTTGTTGTATTTGTGTTGTCAGTAAATGATTCTCCATTTATATAAGCAGTCCTTGATGTTGGAGTTTCACAACATAAATTGAAAGCAGTATCACTTCTATATAATACTATTTCTTTACAAGTTACTGCTACAGTTACATCTGGTTCAGTTGTATCATCTTGACAAGCACCTGCAATAGTCGGAAGTCCACTTAAACTTGCTAAATATTGCCCAACCATTATTGTATAACAATCAGTATTGCCTGAAGAAATAGATAAATAAACATTATCACCTCTTGAATCTGAAGTATAAGGTACACTTTGTGTTGATGAATCACTTTGTTTTCGTAACTGCCAAGCATTCCAAGTATATTGATCTTCTGTTCTTGGAGAAACTGCTTCACCAGTTGTATTTACTGCAAATGGTGTAATAAAATATGGTGTACCTGCAGTCAATGTTAAATTAAAAGGTGATTGATCTGTGTTACCAGTAAACCCAAAAGCAGTTGATTGACTTTGACCAGTTGCTATTACATATCTTGTGTTATTTAAATAATTATTTTCATCTGTTCCAAAATAAAAACCATATTCTGTAACATTACTTGAACCAACATCATCTACTTGTCCTTTAATTTCCATTGCAGTATTGGTTACATTGTATGGATTACAAGGAAGTACTGTAAGTGTTGGCGCTTCATTTTCAGCTTCACTTACAGTTGTAGCACCTGGAACATAAGAAATAGTAGCACCTCTACCCTCTATTAGTGTATTATTCTTTGCATAAGCTGCTATAAAATAAATTTGACCTGTAACAAGATTAGATTGTACTGATGTAAAACTTGCAGTAGTATCACTTGAAACAACTTTAGGGTTCGCCAATATATTCGCATTTGTTCCAAAATAAAAACCTCTTTCAATTATTGTAAGACCTTTATCATCTGTAATTGTACCATTTAATGTTGCACCAGTATCACTCGTATTTGTTACTGCATCAGTTGTTACAATCGGATTATTTTGTGTTAAATCACCATCTAAATCACCAGTTTGTGTTCCAGATATTGCTTTGTCATAATAGTTACTATTTGATACAACATACCAAGAAGCATTTGCTTGATATACTCTTGAATTTGTAATTCTTAAAATATTTTCTAAAACTTCTTTCGCTGACTTTTTTGCAAATCCATTGAAAAGTGCAAACTCATTTATTAATATATCTTGAAATAAATTATTATTAGAATTTACAACTTGACCTTGTACTGTTCTACGAATATTATTTTGAACATATATATCAAATTCTAAACCAGTATAGGATAATATTTTATGAAGATAAAACCAAGCAGAATCATTGTTAGTTTGCTCTCCTGCAGCAACTTTTATTGTACCATCAGCATTGGTATTTATATTACCATCAGGCACTAAATAAGCATCTAATGCACCCAAATTATCTATTGCTCTTAAACTAATGTCATAAGGGTTAGATTGTATAGCTTCAGTAAAAGTATCTGAAACTAAAAACCCTTCCCAATAAACTTGAAACTCTGTTGCTGCTGCCCAGTTATAATCTGTCGCTTCCCAATTTGTGTCAGCAAGTTCCCAAAGAGGTGAATTAACATCAGCTTGTGGATCATCTACACCTACATTTACTCTAATCTTATATTCTCTCTCATCAAAGTTTGTAAACTCATCATAAGAAATCGTATCAGTGGTTTTGATATTTAAGACACAAGATGAACCAATTATCGGATTGTAGAAGTCATCATCATTGGTGTATTTAATAATTACTGGATTGTCAGTACCTACAATAGAATTAACATCACCAGTGTAATCTTTTTTAAGTATTTGAACACTTCTTGCATTACCCTTGATGTCTGAAAAATCAAGTTCATATTTTACACCGTATGCCATTATTTAAATCTATTTCTATTTCTTTCTGCTCTTTGAAGTGCCACCACTAAATCTTGACCTCTTAACACAAATTCACCTTGTGTGGTACCACCATCAATCATACTTTTTAATTTACTTAATGGTGCAACTACTTCTGGGTTTGATCTTGCACCAGGATATTCTCCAATAAGAGCAGTTGTTGGTCCTGATACAATACCACCTTTTGCCATAGGAATACTTCCAAAACCACTTAATGCACTAAATATCTTACCGAAATTAGTAGGTTTACCTAAAGCTGCACTTATAACCATTGCTAATCCTGCTGCTACTGCTAATCTTATAATTAGTGCTTTTAATTGTTCTCCTAATCTTTTAAAAGCATCTTCTCCTTGTCCTAAATTAGCAAATGCTGACATTAGGGTTTGTCCAATATGTTGTGCAAATTGAAAACTAATATCACTTGTTTCTTTTATTGTGTCTTTAAATGATTGGGTTTTACTTGGAAGTTCAGTAAGTATTTTACCAGTTTGAATCAAAGCACCATTAATACCCATTATTTTACCACCAATAATATTTAAAGTAAAAGGTGGCAACATAATTGCACCTTTCTTTGTTATTTCATTAACTGTTGTAACAAGTTCTCTACCTTTATCATTTATTTCTGAAACACTTGTACTTGCACCTGGAAATAAAATACTACTTAAATCTCTTGATTGTCCAGGAAGTAAAGGTCCGACACCAGTAAATGCTTCTGAAGTTAAACCATTAATTGTAGTTTGTAAATTACCTAATTCTCTATTAGTATCTTTAATGTTTTGTTGTATTTCGGGACCAAACATTTGTTCCCCATATCTTCCAAGTCCTGAAAAAGGTGATTCTAAAAATGCTTTAGTCAAGCCAACAAGTGCAGTAGTTCCTGCAATAATATATCCAGGCAAACCTCTAAAAAATTTAACTACTGGTTTTAAAAATTTACCAATACTCATTAATGAAGTTGTTAATGAACCTAATATTAAAAGCAACGGTCCAAGTGCAGCAGTAATAAATCCTGTGTTTAAAATTAATTTTTGAGATTCAGTATCTAAATTTTTAAAGTTTGTTGTTAATTCACCAATCTTTGCAGATAAAGCAGGAATTCCCTCTTTTAAATTCATAGCATCAGCTATCTCTTGACCAAGTTCAGCAAGTGCAATATTTACATTATCTTTTAGGGTTGAAAATAAACCATTAAGTGTTTGACTTAATGTTTCCATTCCTCCATCAAACTTACCACCTTCACTTGTAGCATCTCTAAATGCTTGATTTAATATATCAAAGGTTATCTTACCTTCTGAAGCCATATCCATTATCTCACCTCTTGCAACACCCATAGATGTCGCTAAAATGTCTAATATAGGAACTCCATTGTTTATAAACTGCCTTAAATCTCGTGTCATTACTCTACCTTCTGCAGCAGCTTGACCAAATGCAATTCCAATACTTTGTAAATCACCCCCAACAATTCCTGCAATATCACCAAGCATAGATAAGCTATCAAATGCTTCATTAGCACTTAAACCAAATCCCATTAAGGTATTATTAACTTGCACTAAATCACCAAGCTGAAAAGGAGTTTTAGCACTAAATTGTACTAATCTCTCAAATGCTTCAGCACCCTCCTCGGCAGATCCTGTTAAAGTATTTAAAGTGGTTTGTAATCTTTCAAAATTAGCAGCTTGTTTAATAGCTACTCCACCAAGAGCAGCTAAAGGAAGTGATAATCTTGTAGATAACATACGACCAGTTTTGGTCATTTGATTACCAAAAGATTTAATTTTATTTTCTGAAATATCAAGATCCCTTACAAAACCTTTTGTTTTAGCAATAAATTCAAAAACTAATGGATATTTATTCTCTGCCATAGTACAAAAATAACTATTTTTTATTCAACTTACTATTTAATAATTCTTGGTATTTCTCAAAATCTTCTCTTGAAGATTGAGCAGTTCTTCTTTTAATATTGTCTTGTGGCAACTCAAATAATTCGTGTGGCTTAATCATTTGAGATTTCTTTGTGCAATTTACATTATGAACCATAGCAGCTAAAAACCTAAATTGTTCCCACTGTGCATTGGTTGCTATAACATAAGATTCAGAAATAAGTTTGTTTTCTTTGAAAGTATTAGTCCAAAACTCATTGGGATTTATTCCACAGTATCCAATGTAGAAATCAGTTATATCCTCCCAAGAAGTTTTATCGCTTATTTTTTTTTTGAATCATCAGGGTTTCTTGCAATTCCTGCATTAAGATCATTCCCCAATATTCTTGATTCGGTCATAGCTTTAATAATCTTTTCAATGTCCTCTGAAGTAACATCTTCAAGCCAATTACCAACATCAAAATTATCATAGTCGATTTCGTTTTTATTCTCTTGATCGTAAGTTAAAATTCCTGCATATACTATCGTGATGATAGCTTTTATTGAAACACCTTTTTCAAATACACCCCCAATTTCATCAAGGGAAATATCGAGCAAGTCAGTAAAGGTTGCCCAAAAGTTCATACTAAAATGTAGTGTACGATTTTTCCCCCCTATTTTAAGAGTGTAATAGCCTCTTTGTTTAGTCATTAATTATCTAATATTAGTTAGTAGATTCTGTTATTGCACCAGTAACTGTGATAGTACCACTGTATGTAGTAGCTTCTTCCATTGTTCCTGAAATTTCACAACTTGAAACATACCCCTCGCCTGTGTAAACTGTATCTCCAGTTGCTGCAGTACCAAATGAAAAATCACACTTTTGTCTTGTAAGTAATTTGTGTGCGATTTCACCACCACCATCACTATCTGTGTAATCTACTAATCCATCAAAAGAAATCTCTGCTGATCTAACCGCAGGGATAACTTCTGAAAAACCAGAAGAATCTTTAGTAGTTGCATCTGCCATATCATTTGTGAATGAAATAGTACAAGAAGTTGTGTGTCCTATTGCTGCAGGAGAAGTTCCATCATCAGAAACTTTAATTAGTAGGTTTGTGCCGTTGAATACTGTTGAAGCCATATCTTAATATTTTTATACTACAAATATAATTAAATTTTAAATAATAGTTTTTTTATAATTCTATTCCAACCTGTCTTGAACCAATGGTTGAAATCTCTAATCTTTTGTGCTAAATATTCGAATATTCTTGCCATAATTATTTTTTTATTAATTCTAATTCTTTAACTTTTAATTTTAATGCATCTATATCAGTTATTCCTTTTGATTGATATTTTTCTAAATACATTAATCTCATATTTTGTTCTGCATCATCAGGTAAAGCACCTAATTCACCTCTCGGCCATTTAATTCTAAACTCACTATTCATTTCAACTTCAGACTCCATTCTCAACATAGTAATTTCCATTTGTTGAATTTGAGCTATTAAAGTAAAATAAACACCTGCTAAAGATAAAAGTCCAAAACAAATAGCAACTATTGTTTTAACATCTACATTAAATTGAGTTGATTCAGTAAGTGATGTAGATTCATTTGCCATTTCTTAATAATTGTCCTATTTTAATTATTGTATAGATTAGAGTCGCAATAATTAGAAGTCCTTGTAGAGCCTCATTAATTTCTGCTATTGTTATTATGTAAACTGCTACTCCTAATATTGTTGGCTCAAATCCATTCATTTTAATTTATTTTAAATGCCACATACGAAAATGTATCACCAGATTTATTTAGACTATCACTTACTAATGTTGCACTTGGTACACTAAATCCTGTAGAGCTCAAAGTTATTCCATTTGTTAGTGTAGTTTCAGCATCAGCTAAATTCCAATATAAAACTTTAGTTAATGTAGGACCTGTATCTCTTGCTGTATCAAATATTAACCAGTCTGTAGAAGAAGATGAAGCATTTTTGATAATTATCATATCTGGTTGAAAACCAACATTAACATTTACCGTTGAATTTGCACCAGTGAATGTATCTATTTTTGAATAGCCATCTATATTTGAAAATAAATAATTAACATAAGTGTTACCACCTCCGTTTGTTAATTCGTGTGCATAGGTATTATTACTTACATAAAAATTAGTTGCATCTGGAAGTAAACCAAATATAGTTGAAGCACCTGACAAAGTAAAAGCGTTAGGTCTATTACGATAAACATAACCTGTTCCTGACATTGGTGGGTCAACAAGATGACACCAAAATTCTGATACTGTACCAGATATATTTTTTACAGTTTCCATAACTGGTGCTGCTGAAAGTCCGTGTGATATACCTCTGTTTTGAACTTCATTTCCACTATAAGTTCTAATAGAAACACCTGTTGTATCACTTGCTTGAGGATTACTGCTTCCACCCCCTGCTGACCAGCAAAAAGCAACATAATCTCTACCACTTTGATTGCTGCCATTACCGCTACCTAAAGTAAATCCTGATGAATCAAAAGAACTTAATAAAGTACTATCAGTAGCCTGAAAACTACTTAAATTTGGATATAAAACTTTACTTGCCCCCCTAACACTATCATATTGCCTATGATTATCACTTACGCTATATGCTTTTGTCCAAACTATATCGGGCTGAAAGCCTAAATTAATTGATTGTGTTGCACCAGTCCCAGTATATGTAACTGCTTTAAAACCCGCAGGACCTGGAACTGTAGCTTCAGTTTCTATTATTTTTTTATTTACACTCATTTAAAATAAACTTGGGAAATCATAACTCATTACTGCTTTTTTAGATGTTTTAGAGTTGATTTCTGATTCTACTGTATCTGCTTGGTCTCTTAATGCTTGTCTTGCTGAAGTTATATCAGCAGGTATAGCTGCACCTGTTTCTTGGTTTCTTATAACATACCAATCTGTTTCTTGCAATTTAATTCCTGTAGAATGTTTAAAATTATTTATTTGCCTTTCTTTTAATTCTTCTAAAGTTTGTGCCCAAGTTCTATCTGAAACATCTTTAGTGAAAGTTTCACTTGCAGAATCAAAATATAAATCTCCAAGTTGTTGTATTCTTGAATCGTAATCTGGAATTACTACATCATAAAAACCATAATTTTTTAACTCATCATCTGAAAGTAAATCAAATCCTCCCAGAACATTTCCCCAAGATTTAGGTAATCTATCGTATGTTTTAATTTGTCCGTTTATTTCTATTGCTTTCATATTTTATATTATTATGGTGTTGTATCTGATGTATATGTTATTACTGAATAATTAAATACTGCTGTTGCTGAATCATCTACACAAGCTACTTGTAAAAAGTTACTTCCTGAACCATCATATTCAGAAGTTCCTACTCTGTTAAATGTTTCGCTTGTTGTTGCATCACTATCAAGTGTTATTGTTTGTGAACCTGTTAGTCCATATATTCCAATTACCTGTCCTTGTTTGAAGTTAGTAAAATCTAATTCTAAAGCACCTGTTAGGGAAGCAGTAAATTCAAATGTAGTTCCTGCTGACCAGTCAATACTAACTGCACCTGAAGCATCTGATTTTTCTACTTTAGCAGTATATCTATTTTCAAGTTTTGCAAATGTTACTCCATCATCTTTTACTCTAACTGTGTCTGAATTAATTTCTATTGTTGAATCATCAACATTTACTGCTAAAGATACATCACCACTTGATCCACCACCTGTTAAACCATCTCCTGCCGTAACTGCAGTTATATCACCTGCTGACAATGTTTGCCAAGAAAAACTTCCATCACCATCTGAAATCAAATATTGACCTGCAGTACCATTACCACTTACATTTAAAAGTGAAGCACCTACAACATTTGAATCTGATGTACCAATTAAAGTTCCATTTGTTGTTGAAACAATAACACCACCATTTGTTAGTGTAAGTCCAAGAGCATTTCCTGCACCATCAGTAAGTGCTTGTGCTGAACTATCAATAGTTCCATTATCACCCACTTTCAATAGTGAAGTATAAGTATCTTTTATTTTATTTCCTGTTAAACTTGCCATTTTATATTATTTAAATTTGTTCCCAATTTGTATTTTCATTATTCCAAAAAGTGTTATTCTTACTCCAATAAGATTTAAATTGTTTTATAATCTTTATAACCTTATTTCCAATCTTCGGTAAACCAAGTCCAAGTCCTAACATACTATTCTATATAAGCTATTATTTTACCTGCTGAACAACTAATCGTATGGAATGAACCATATATCGGCATACCAGTAACAAGTTCTAAACTTGTAATTGTTGTATCGCCTTTTGTTGTATTGTTAGTAGCACTTATTGTTGAATCCTCTAATGCTACAATTACATTGTATTGATTTCCTACTGTACTCGTTTCACCTGAAGCAATTATTTCTAATCCAAAATCACCAAATGCTGATTTGTGGTAAACCGAGTTATAACTCATATCATTTGCCATAATTGAAATATTTACTACAAAAATAACAAATTATAAATTAATGCTTTCGACCTTGACCTCTATATTTTTTCTTATAACCATTTTGACCACGACTTGCATTTTTACTATGCACTCCAGGTCTTTTTTTCTTGGGTTTCTCTATGTATGATTGGAATATTTTGCGAGGCATTATTTTCTTAAATAAGCTATTATAATACCATTATGCATTGTAATATCTGTAAAATAACCAAAAAAAGTGTGATGCTCTTTTAGTTCAAGTTCACTTACTGAAGAATCACCCCCATCAGTATGACTTGTGAGTGATATTTCACAGTCCTTAATAACTCTTATATATCCGTATTGCTCACCAGATGGAGATGTACTTGTTCCATCTTTGTCTAATATTCTAAAACCATAATCACCAAGCATTATTCTTTGATAATTATTTGCACTATAAAATCTGTGTGTTCCTGCCATTTTACTTTTATTTATTACTTATTGATTTAAACTTCTCGGCACCTCTTGAACCAAAGTATGCAACATATACTGTAATAAGTAAAGATTTTAATAAATCTACCCAACCACTATCTACAGTAAAATCTAATCCTGTTGAATCTATAAATATAAGAAGCATCATAGATATAGTTAAAAATATTAGTGCCATTGGTCTTGTGTTTTTCGAAAGCCAAGAATCACTTTGCATATCACTTGCCCATCTTTTAGAAACTTCTTGCATTTCTATTGTATCTTGATGTAAAAGTGCTAATGCTTTTTCTTTGTCCTCTGGTGGCAATACTGGATCTTTTTGTATTAGGTTTTTTACAAGTCCAAATACTCCTTTATCAGGAAGAACATCACCAAGTGTGTCAATGATATTAGAACCTGCACCAGACAAAAACTTACCTACTGCAGTATCTTTTAGTTTCTTTTTTTGCTTACTCATCTTCTATTTCATCTAAATTAAATGGGTGGTATGTAGTAAAACCTTTACC